TGCGTCTAACCCACACGATTCTCGGAAGAATCGTCCGGTACAACATTTATCTACATTGACCTTCAAATGAAGAGCAGTGTAGGCCTCAGTAACAAGACTATAGTACTCCTTACGGAGTATTATGTCATCCCCATACACGTAGACCTCTGGAATATCTGTTTTATACAGCTTCATCCAGTTAGGTCTTTGACGCGTGAGAATCGCGCCAACGCCAATGGCCCAAAAAGTTAACGCTTCAACAGGAAAGCAGACACTGCTACCCATCGGAGCGAATTTCTTGAGGGTCACGACGTGGCCATCTGGCAGTTCGGTTCGTTCCGATCTGCACGCTTTCAGACATCTGTAAACGTGCTCAGGGAACAATTTCCGAATAAGCCAGAGGCTAACACGGTCGCTTGCATCTTTCATATCCATAGTGATGAAACTACCCCTTTCAGGGCAAGACTCATCGGGTATGTCGGAATGCATGCATGCAAGGTCACGATTGATCTCTTGGGTTGTAAAATTTACATACCCGGAAGCAAGGCAAGCAGGACTTTCGATCATTTGGATCAAACTCCTTTGCAAGCCTTGCTGTATCCACTGGAGTTCCAGTGGCTCCATAGAGATCAGCCGCGGCCCCCGAGAGTCTTTAGGAACCAAGACGACTTTTGCCGTCGAGGTGTGGACAGTGTCCATTTGTTCTAAAGACTCCAACTCGTCGCATAGGTGTGAGAAATTGAAATAGAAGTAATCCGAATACGGATATACTTCGTCCAATTTCGGGAAGTAGTGAGAGAAATTCATTTTCTCCCACATCTTCTCGCCTGATGAGACGGCACCGGGACCATGTCTCGGGATGATGGCATGGGGATCAAACCCACGCAAAGCCTTCCATACTAATAGCCTAGCGTTCTCCAACGTTTGGGCTACGAGTCGAGTGTGAGGAATTTCATCACACTCACTTGGAAGACACTGCTCTGTCTCCAGAAAACTAGAGATAACAGCAGCATCTGCCGATTTCGGGCAACCACCATCGAGCTTATACAGCAGATAGGATATCTGCCGTATGGCGCGAACGGCTTCGGTCTGGCGCGCTACTGAGTTACCCTCTAGTATCGTTACTAAAGGGACTGGTTCGCTAACGCCATTCCAACGAGTTATGACATCACCATCTCTAGTGAATATCATTTCAAACAGTACACCCAAGAATAAGGGAAGTACTGTATGTCGTCCATGCTCAAAAGCAGGGGGACACACGAAATGGGTGTCATCGGATAGAGCTCTATCGAGAGCTTTCCCCAATGATGGCAAGGATCTCGTAAAGAAACCCAAGCCTTCACTAGATGATCTCGAACGAAGCGTAATAATATCACGCTTGAACGAGGAAAATCTAATGCCACAACGCGAAGCCGTATCCTGTAGGAGCTGGACGAGGAGATCTGCATAAAAATTGCAGACCTGCTCGGGCTTTTCAGTTTTCCGCATAGGAAGAACCTCCAGCACGCAAAGTGCTCGTACCAAATCCCACAAGAAGTCAACCAGTTGCGCGATGAGGGTATTAAACCTCACCAGCAAGGAAACGGTTCCAGAAGACAGAAGGAACGCCTACATTTACGGCGTCCCCGCTGCCCCCACGGAGCATTCCCACAAACTGGCTCCACAGATACTCGATGTC